GCGATCTGCACGCTGGTCAGCGTGACGACGAGGTTCGGGCCAACGTCGTTGGCGCCGGTAAAGGTCAGCGTGCCTCTTTTCTCGGGCTCGGTGCCGATGTTGATCGTGGAAGTTGCCATGCTCCGTCCTCCTCAGAATTCGGTGAATTCCCGTATCGTCTTGCCGACGATGGCTTCCAGTTCGAGAAGCGCCCGCGGTCGCATCACGGCGGCCGGGCCGCGCAGGAACCGCCGCGCCCTGATGTGCGGCCGGCGGCGCTTGTAGGCGGCGACCGACCCGGTGCTCCGCCGATAGCCGCTGACGGCAACCGGACCCTGCCGGCGCTTACCCGGCCCGCCGTATTCGAGCGCACCGAATGCCGCGCCGAGGCGTGAGGCTTTGCCGCCCGGCAATATGCGAACTCGGCCGCGCACGAAGTCCTGCCGCACATCGACAAACCGCCGCGTCGCGGCGCGCAGCCGCCCGGTGCGAACCGGCTCGGCGGCTTTGACCTGACTGAGAAGTTGCTGCGTCAGTTGGGTGATCTTAACCTCAAGCTCGCGCTTGATCTTGTCCGGCATCTGGTCGAAATGCAGGATCAGTTTGTTGATGTTGGAATCGACGGTAACGTTGAGGCCGCTCACGGCGCGATGTCGCCCAAACGGAAGGCGTAAGTGAACGTCATTGTGATATCGAGCCGGTGTTCCTTGGCTTCGGCATCCGGCGGCAGGACGACGCAGCCTTCGTAGCTGATGAAGCCGGTGGTCCCGACGGCATCGCGCAACGCCCCGTCCGTGAGCACCGCGGCGACGATGGCGCTGCGATAGCGCGACAACAGCACACCGGGATTGGCGGTGCCGCCGGCGCGCAGATAGATGCTGATCCCCGGCGACAACTCCATGCGCTGCAATTCGCTGTAGTGCACCTGTTGCGGCCGGTCGCGCATCGCCTCGATGCCGTCCTGGATGATGACGGCAGGCCGCGCATTGCTCGGCACGTCGAGGGCGTTGCGCACGACCGCGGTAATGCCGCTGACGGAGGCGCAGAGCGCCGCCAGACGCGACAGGATCACCTCGCGCTGGTCAGCCACGGCAGAGCAGGTTCACGCGGCACAGCGCGCCGCCGTAGGACAAGGGCGCAATCTCCGTGATGTTGGCCGGGTTGCCGTCGATCAGAATGATGTCGTCTCGCGACGGCACGCCGAAGCTGCCGAGGCCGGTCGGGCTGAGCACGACCCGGATTTCCTGCGACTCGCCTGCTTCGAGCGATTGCGGCCCGAAGTTCCGCACCGCAGCCGGTGCCTCGACCTGTTCGGAAACGGTGTTGGCGCCGGTCACCGGATCGACCATCGTGCGCTGCAAGGTGACCGTCTGGCCGTAGCCGGCAATGGCCGCGTCGAGGCGGGAGATGAGGGTCTGCGGCGTCACAGCGACCAACTGATCCGGTACGGGGTCAGCCACTCGCGGACTGATCCCGGCATCGCCGTTGCGTCCGAGGTGTCGCCGGCGCTGCTGTAGACTTGGGTGATGAGGTCGGGGATCGTCTCGGAGCGCACCGAGGGATCGCGCCCGACCGCGTTGTAGCGGATCGATATCCACTCCAGGCACGCGCCCTGCACATCGGCCGGGATCGGATCGAAGCCGGCGGTGTAATCGACCACCAGCGTCGCGGTATTCCAGGCATAAGGCGCCGCCGACCCGTCGAGCCGGTAGAGGCTGCCGGCGTCCGGGTAGATGTCGAGGTATGCCGGGTCGAGCGCCACGCCCGCTTCGGTGACGGCGACGAGCGGCACGCCGGCAACGTCAACCGCGATCGGATATTGCCGGGTTATGAACGGCTCACCGTAACCGCCGTAAGCATTGCGGACCTGATCGCGATAAACCTGCTGGACGAATACGCGGTCGCAGTAATTGGCGATCGCCGCCGAGGTCGCGCTGATGTGCTGGCTGATCTGGGCGTCCTTCGAGGTGTCCGCGGCATCGATGCCGAGCAATGCCTTGGCCTGGTCCAGCGTCACCAAATCGAGGCTCGTCGCCGGCGTGACGACGCGGGTGATGCGGTAGTAGTTCACCGGGCGAGCCGCGACAGCAGCGGGTAGAGATCGCAGCCGAGCGCGCTGCCGTCGCCGAAGCGCAGCGTCAGCATGCCCTCGGGATCGACTTCGAGCGCGGTCGCCACCGGCCCCGGCGGCCCGCGCTCGCCGCGCTCGCCGGGCTTGCCCGGCTTGCCGTACCCGCCCTGCGCCGCGAGCATCTGCCAACCCTCACCGGGGCACGGACCGGGGCCATCGACCCGCGCCGCAAAACTCGCGCCGTTGAGCATCACAACGTCGAGCACGCGATACTCGGATGACGGGTTCCACGTCCCGCGGATCGTGAAGCTGCGCCCTTCGCCACCCGGCTCCCCTGGCGGTCCAGGAAGCCCCTGGATGCCCGGTTCGCCGGGTGGGCCTGTGATAGCCTCGCCCGGCTCTCCACGCTCTCCACGCTCGCCGGGCGGCCCTGGCGGGCCATCCTGTAGCGATGCCAGCCGCTCGGCGACGGCGCGCTCGATCCGCAGCTCGAATTCGGCGCGGTCGGCGCGCAGCCGCTCGGCCTCAACGGTAAAGGCTAGCTTCAGGTCGCGCTCGATGCGGGCGGCTTGCGCGCCTAGCTCGCCGCCGAGCGCGATGGCGAGTTCATCCAGCGCCGGCATCGATCATCCTCCGAATCTCCGCAATGCCGCCAGCCTTTGCCGCCGCAGTGTCGACAGGTTTGTTTTCGTTGGCGCTGGCGGCTGACGCGGCGGGTTGCGCCGCCTGCGGCGAGGGCGGCTGCATGTCGCTGCCGTAGCTGAGCGGGACGACCTGCTGCTGGACCCGCGGTTGCTTTCCGACCCCGCCCGGTACTGCCGGCAGGTCTTCGGATGCGCGCGCCTCGTCGGGACTGTAGATGCCGGAAATGACACCGCGCGCCAGCGCCTCGATGCGCTCCCGATAAGCCGAGCGCAGCAGCGCCCGGGTATCGAGTTCGAGATATTCGTCCGGCACGCCGCGAAGCTGGAAGAGTTGCCCGAAGGCTTCCTCGATGTGGTTCAGGGTAAAGCCCAGCCCGGTGCCGATCCACGACTGCATCAATAACTCGGTGTTGGCGAAGGTTGTGCCGCCGATGCCGAGGATTTGCAGCGGTATCCGCATCGCCAGCGCGATGTTCTGATCGCTCATCTTGAGCATTTCGGCGAGCTGCGCGTCGACCGCGCTTGTGGCAATCGACTGCGCCTTTAGTCCGTTTGTCAGGATCGGGGTACGCCCGGCATTCTCGCTCTGGGTTTGCTGGTCCCACCATTGGCGCAGTTCCTGCGCCTGCTCGCGCTTCAGCGGCAGATCGGTAGTCAGCAGAAAGCTCGGCCGCGCCTGGTTGAGATAGAACGCGATCTGTTGGTTGAGCGCCGCATCCGACATTGCCAGATCGAGCGCCGCCGCCATGATCGGGCTCGCGCCCTTGAGCGGATGCCGCGGCGTATGCAGCCGAATGTGCAACACGTCGCGCGCCGGCACCGGATACGATAAATCCAGCCGCTGCTCGATGATCTCGTTGCCCTGTAGCGAATAGAAGATGCTGCCGTCCTCGGCCACCGTCGCCGAGCCTTCGCGCATCAGGTGCAGTTCAATGATCTCGGCGCGTGCGTTGCGCACCGCGAGCGCAAACGTCTCGCCGCGCTCATACAGCCGCCGCGTCAGGTTCAGCAAAAAATCGCTGATGCTCTGGTAATCGTTCGGCCGCCGCATGATGCGCGACAGCGCCGAATTCGTCACCCGCTCGCGCCCGCCATTCGACAGGCTGCGCCAGTGGTCGCCGGGGCACATCGGCACCGTCTGGCTGTAAGCGCTGATGCACGCCTCCAGCATGGCGCTGCGCCCGCCATAGGGCTGCACGTTTTGGCCGTTTTGCCAGTAATTCCACGAACTGCCGGCGGGCAGCCAGCCGTGGGAGAGGAAATACGGCCCGGGACGGTATTGCCCCTCGGCCGACCGCCCCCACGGCAGCATTCGGGTGAGCCAGTTCGCCATCAGGTGCGGGTCTGATAACCGCTGCGGCCTTGCTCCGGCTTCACGTCGCGCTGTTGCCGTTCTTTTTCTTCGCGTTCGCGGCGCTGGTGCGCGGTCTCGCCGTGGCGCGCTTCGGGCGGCGGCTCGGCGGGCGCTTCCGCGGCACCCTCCTTGAAGGCGTCGGCTTCCTCCTGTGTCGGCGTCGGCTGTTCCGGCGGCGACGATACCCGCTGGGCAATTTCCTTGTCGGTCTGCTCTTTCTGGGCTCGCTCCTGATCCTTCCGGTCGGCTTCCGGGCCCGGCGGTGTGCGGCGTGTGCTGTCCATCATTTCCTCCGTTGTGATTCGGTTTACGCCGTCGCTACGGCAATGGCATTGGACGGCGGCGCGGCGGTTGACCCGGCGGCATTCGTCGCGGTGACGACGCAGGTCATGCTGTGTCCGGCGTCGCTTGCCGCCACGACGTAGCTGTTGCCGCTGCCGGCAACATCGGCGCCGTCGCTCTTCCAGGCATAGGCATAGTCGGTCGGCTGGCCGCCCCAGACGCCCATCGTGCAGGTGAGCGTGGCGCCCACCACGCCATCGCCCCCGAGATAGGGCACGTCGAGATTGCGCGGCGGCGCCAGCGCGCTCGGCTCTTCGCCGTGCACCTGCTCCTTGATGTAATCGGCGCGCACCTGCGACGGTTGCGGCACCGGGGCCGGGCCTTCGTCATCGCGCGCGCTGCGGTCGCTTCGCATGTGTTTTTCCTCCACGAGCAGGCGGGGCCGAAGCCCCGCCCGTGGCTTTATCCCCAGTTCACGCCGGTACCGATGAACTGCACCATGCCGCTGCGCCGCATCGCCCAGTTGACGTTGGCCAGCATGCGGATCGCGATCTGCGCCGTTTGAAACATTGATTGCGTCGGGGTCGCCAACACGCCCGAGCCCTGCGCGCCGGACGCGATGTTCAGCGGCGTCGTGTCCTCCATGTGGATGGTCGCGACTTCACTGACCTCGAACTCCGGTGCACCGGACACGCTGACGAAATCCGCCGCGTCGATCATGTAAACCGCGCCGGCCGCAATGCTGGTCGACGTGATGACGGTAAACATATCGGTGAATTGTGTCGACCAGCCGAACGGCGCGCCGGCCGGCCCCGGTGCGAACATCAACTGGTTGCGCTGCGCCGGGTTCATCAGCAGCACGAGCTTGCGGCCGGCATTCACGGCGTAAAATGGACCCGTCAGCTTGGCGAGGTCGCCGAGGAACGCCGCATAGCCGCCGCCCGCCGTCGCGGTGAGGGTGGAGACGCCGTTGGTGAGACCCGCCGGCCGCGTCGTTGACACCGCCACGTTGTCGAGCAGCAACGCATCGATGTTGATCTGCGTGTCGTCAATGATGCTGGTGCGGATCAGCGCCTCGATGTCGGGGTTGGAATATGCCGCAATCTCGCGGCTGAACACCGAGATGCCGCCGACCTTGTGCGGATAGAGCGTGATCGACGTGGTGCCCAGCCGGCGCACCGGGATCGGCGCCGCTTCCGCGACGAACGAGCCACCGATCGAGGGCGTTGCGGCGCGCGACGGGATTTTGATTGCCCCGGCATTCGGGCCGAAGGTCAGCGCCGTGCCGAGTTGCGCGAGCTTAGGAAACACCTGGTTGGGCATCAGGCTGTTGACGAACTCGCCCTGGCCCAACTGCACCAGTTCGGCCGCCCAGCCGGCGGTTGTCGTGGTCGCGCCGGCAATCGCCGCGCGGGTAACCACCGCGGTCTGCTCGTCGTCGGGATAGCGCTCGCTCAACACCGCCTCAATCGGCAGGCCGCGGGCCACCGCGATAAACCGCGCGACGCAGTGATTGGCGTAAATTGCGCCCGGCGAGCGTTCCTTGACGGGCAACCCGAGCGGCCGGCGGTTGATCGCCGGCGCGCTCAGCGGCGGCAATACCTGCTGCTCCGCGGCGGCACGCACCGCCAGCGACCGCTCGGTCGCCCGCAACGATGTCAGCCGCTTTTCCTGCTCGGCAATCTCGGCATTTAAGCCATTGGCAATGTCCGGGTCGTGCTCGGGGTCTTGGGTGTGCTCGAACAGCTTGTCGCGCGCCGCGTTAAGCCGCGCCTGACGGTCTTCGATCTGCTGGCTCGTGGTGAGGTTCTCGGTTGTCATGGGAGTGCCCCTCGATCGGGGTTTCGGTACGGCATGCCCGCCGGTTGTGGCTATGTCCCGTCTCTGTCCGGCATGCCCGCCGAAGACGAAGGCCATAGCAGTGTCGTCAGAAATGTTCAGCGACTTCGCCACCATCGCGAGCGCCGCCGGGTTGGCCGGGACGCCGACGATGGAGGCTTCAAGCAACTCCTGCCGGGTGTAGCGGGTGCCGGCACCCGGCCGCTTCGGATCGATCGGTTCGCTGGCGACGCCGCGGAACCCGACACTGGTGGCGCGCAAAATGTCCTGCTCGATCAGCGACAGGATCTCGTCGGTGCGCTGTGAGGTGCCTTTCTTGGCCGGCTGGAAGTCTGCCACCAGGCGGCCATCCTCGACCCGGATGTTCTGCCACTTGCCGATCGGCTGATGTGGCGAATGGTTGAACAGCGCGATCGGGTTGGCGCGGAAGTTGTCGAGCAGCCAGCCGTCCGGCTCGATGATGTCGCTGTAGCGGTCCAGCGTCGCGTCGCTCAACACGTAGGACTGACTGCCCTCGGCCTTGCCGGCCGCGGTCTTGAAGATCATCTGCATGGGAATGCCCCTGGGAGGCGATAGGAAGGCCGCCAAGCGGCCTTAATGACTTTCGGCGGTCAGACGATCATCGCCTGAATGTCGATCTCCTGGCTGTCCTCAAGCGGCGCGACGCCGCACAGTTCGGCGAGCGCGATGGCACCGTCGATCCGCCCGGCGCTGCGATCCTTCGCGAGCTTCCGATTACCGGCCGGATCGGACTTCACCACCGCGTTCGCCATGCACATCGAGAGCACGGGATGCGCCCCATGCGCGATGCGGCCATTGAGGATTTCGCCTTCGAGCGCGCGCAGCGCCGGCGACATATCCTGATAACCCTGCCCGAACTCGACGAAATGCTCGTCGAGCTGGCCTTCGGTAAAGCCGGCCTTGAGCAGCCACGGACGCAGGTGCCGCCAGCCCCACCGATCGAAGCCGATCTTGCGCACGTCCTGGCGGTCGAACACGCCGCGGAGATGCTCGGCGACGTACTCGTAATCGACGCTCTTGCCGGGCGCCGCCAGCAGGTGCCCGTCGCGGTGCCAAACGTCATACGGCACGCGGTCCGCCCTCGCCTTTGTCGCCAACCCGTCGCCCGGCAGCCAGAACGTCGGGTGTATCTGCCACACCCCGTCAATCCGCGCGCCGAGCACCAAG